TTTGAATGGTGTTGGCGGCGGCTCCATATTGGGCCACTGCGGTTCCGAGTGTCGCCACTCGCTCATTATCGTAGCGATTCATCCAAAAGGCATATTGGCTTCTTGCCCGAGAAGGTGCCCCACGCGCATGACTGAACTTTTCTTTTTGCGCCAGGATGTCAGTAGAGATGGCATGCTTATAAAGGTCTAATGCGGTGTTAGGTCTCCCACTTTTTGAAGATGCCCACGCTCCGAGGCCTATGGCCAAGCCTGCCAAGATTTGAGAAGTGACGCCACCGAATGCCCTGTTGGGGTCAATCTCTTCAGCCCTGGCGAGGTTCTTCATGGCAGTGGCTTTTCTTCGCAGCATATCCTTTGCTGCTTCGGGGGAGAACCCAGCGCGATGGGGGTCGAACTCCATCTGCCTTTTCCAAAGTCGAATTTGATCCATGGAAGCTCCAGGGTATTGAGCCATAAGCTCCGCTTCTTCCATGTTAGTGTCGAATCGTGCTTGATAAGCTTGCGTGTCCTTCACGTATTTTTGCTGGATTCGCAATTTGGCATCGGCCAAAGTTTCAGGGAAGCCTGCACCGTAATCAGCTTTTAGCCCGATTAGTTCTGCTTGTTTGTCCCCAATCTGACCTAGTTTCTTGCCAATCTGCCCCTGCATCCAGATTTGGCGGTTAATGCCGCTTAGGTACTTGTCTTCTGTTTCCTTAGCTTTGCCTAATATTTCTGCGTCCGGTTCGGACCTCCACGCGCCAGTTTCCACGCCAGGGTCTGCTGCAGGTTCAGGGGGAGCTTCGGTTTCTCCACGCTCTGCCGCTAATCGTTCTCGCCTTTCTCTGTTATAATCGCTGCTCCTAAGAAGCTGGTCCATGAGCGATGTTTCTGACTTTAACTTTCGCTCTGCTTCCATTGCTGCTTGGTGTTCAGGGGTGCCGAACATAAACTCCGAAAAGGGGTGCTGACGAGTGGCCCGATCTTGTTCTATAGCCGCCTGAATTCTGGCGTCTTCAGTCACCTGCGCTTCCTCCTGCGCTAACCCTTCCTCGGTAACGGGAACGAGCCCAAGCTCTGCCTCAAGTGCTGCAATCGCGGCTTCATCTCCATTCGCCATCTTAGTAACCCTTCCTTCGCTGGTCGCGCCTAAAGCTTTCCTCAAGTGCTTTCATCATCTGGTCTTCTTGAGCGGCTAGAATGTTTGCCTGAGCTTCTTCGCCAATGCGGTCCCTTATTGGCATCGGCTCGGCTTCAAATGCCTGGATAGCGCCGGATGGTTGCATCTCCCATTCCTGCATAGCCCCGCGCATATCTTTTCTGGCTTTGGTGGGGAGGGGGTGGAGCGCAGGGTCAGCAATCCCCGCTCCTCCTAAACCGCCAGAAGTATCACGGCTTACAGGCTTCCTAAATTGCGACTTTTCAAAATCCTTAAGAACCCCCCATTCGTCGCTAGGTTCAGAGTGCCTCTCATGTTCTTGCACTGCCCCGCGCTTATCGCCGGTCATTGCATTAAGCTTGTCGTCTAAGTCTACAAGTGCGTTTCGGAGTTTTTTATTCTCCGCTCCTAATTGCCCGACGGATGCGAGCAATGCTGGAGTTACTTTTTGCTGCTCAAATCCCAGAATAGGGTCTTGCTCAGTGCCTAAATTGCTAACAACCTCCGGGGAGGTGTCGTTAGCCAAAACTCCGAGTTGCTGCTGTCCTGGGTCAGCCCCTTTGTAGTTGAACGACTTGGGGGCGAGCGAGTCAATAAACTGCCTAGTCTCTCGACCGGCTGGGGTTATGTTCTCTTTGAGTTTCTCGTCAGAGAACATGGCCCCTATAATCTGTGCACCCTTTGATTCCAGAGCAGCCATGAACTGCGCCTCCGCCTCTCGATTAGACTCAATTGCGGTTATTTTATCAATTTCGCCCTGCAATTCTTTGTTCTTGAAATCTTGAAGCTTTTCTTCTTCAAGTGCGCGGCGTCTTGACTCTTCTGCTGCGAGACTCACTGCTGCCTGCTGTTGGGCGGCAAGCCTTTCTGCGTCCATTATTTGAGGCATTTGACGCATAACTCCCGCTCTAGCTCCTTGCGCCAATCGCTGCTGTGTCGCAGCATTTTGCATCCCCGCACTTTGGGCGAGGCCGTATGACTGCGCCGCCCCTTGCCGCAGTCGCTCCCCTAGCATTCTAACTCCGGGAGACTCCTGATGCCCCATCGCAATTGCGCGAAGTCGGTTTATCTCCTCCGCTCGTCTAGGGTGCTCCGCGTCGGGTGCAACGTAATAGTTCAGTGCGTCAATAGAGTCTGCCCCCGAGTCGAACGCATAGTCTAATGCTGCCCCGGTCGGGTTAGCTACAATGTCAGGTGCTGTTGTTGCCATTTTATATTACCCCACTTGCCGTTCAGCCCACGCTGCTAATTCCTCGGGTGATTGTCGATAACCAACTGGTTGGTTAGCCTGCTGCGGAAATTTCTTACTCGACTGGTCCCCTATGCCGTACATCGAATCTATCTCGTCTAATTCTTTTTCTCGACGAAGCTCTTCGGTCGCATTTCTTTCTTCTGCGCCTTTCTCCCAAGCAGCGTAACCCTTTGCGCCCATCACTCCCGCAGTGGCGATTCTCTGCGCCATCCGCGCTTTGGCGTCAGCAAGCAATCCAAGATTAACCGCAGTAATGGTTCCTAATCGTTTTGATTCTTCTAAAGCTCTAATCCACTTGTACTGCTCTTCGTCTCCATACAGTCCGTTCAAGATACCAGTCATCTTTTGTTCGTCGTTTAAGATTTCTGCAGCAGACGCCTTAGTCGAACTTACTTGGGCTCGACCAGTTTGCCCGAGTCCCGATGCAACGCCCAAGGGACCTGTCCCAGAGCGAACTCCAGCTCTAGACATTTTCGAAATGGCATCCAATTGTTGCCCGAGCCTTATGTTCTCTGGCGACTGTCCCCTTAAATCTCCAACAACACGCATGGCTTCAGCCATGTTTTGGTTGTATCTATTTTCAGCCGCTCTTGGGTCTGCTTTGGTCCCAGAGATTTGTTGAGTTTTGTGCCGGTCAAAAACCAATCCTGCAGGGTCAAGAAAGTTTTTCACCAAGTCGCCAGCGCTCCCGGTGTACTTCCAGTTCTCTGGGTTTGAGGCATAATCCCCTGTTTGCTGAACAATGCTATCCTTGTTCTTCCCTTGATAGTCTGGGTGGCCACCGCCAGCCGCTTCTTTCTTTCTTCGACTCGCTTGCGCCGCGTCTATCTCTTCTTGGCTTAAAGGGGTCAGTGGCATTACTCTCTCCTACGCTAACGTCTTGGTGGTCCCAAGTTTGAATGTTCCTGGGCGCACCCCAAACTCTACCGCAATCCCATCAAGCTGGTAGCTTTCGAAAGTTCCGGCGGACGGGGTATCGCTTAAGGTTATTTTTATGGCCCTAGCCTTCTGATTCGCTACGTGTTGCCTAAAGATGTACGGGTCATCTGTAGAGGTGGTAATCGCTAAAGTCTGGTTGTCTGTCACCGATTCATCGTAATTGCTGTAAATGGTGCAGTTCAGGGTGTGGTTAGATTTGAACGTCCCACTGATAAGAATATTGTAGAACCTGACCATGTGCAGGAACTGCTCTGACCGTAGCCATGGAGTGGAAACGAGAAGACCGAAATCATAAGTCCCACTCCCAATGTCGGTAAACCCAGTGTTTTGCTCCAGAAGATAGCCGCTCGGGATTGCAAAGTTAAGAGTCCCGTTGTGCACCATCATGCCCTCAGGGGTAATGTTGCTACTGAATGCGGCATACCTTGGTCTCCATGCTGACCAAGCATTGAACACATAGTTGTAAACAAGGATCCCACTGGTAGTGCTATTCAGCCCGAAATAGATTTCTCCCTCGCTATCGTTAACAACGGCCCTCGTGACGTCTGTCTTATCAACCGTGTCTTCGACCGGAGCCCCAATCCACTCCACTTGCATTGACGGGGTCACACGGTAAATCCCCCCCTTCGCCCGGTAGATAAACCCAACGGGGGAGTTAGTCCTAGCGCATCCGATATTAGCACCGGAGTCTCGGGAGAAAATCGTAGGAGGGGAAAAGTCGGTGCCAATGCCTGCCGCATTAGGCCCTTCTCCGGCAAGGAAGTAGGCGTCTTCAGCGGTGATGACGACCACGTAGTCTCGGACTGCTCCAATGCAAGCGATAGATGCCGCGTAATTCTCAATCGGCTTCACCTGAAGGTCAGAGAATTCCACTCCGCGCTTAGGGGCTAGCTTTTTTGAATACCAAACGGAGCCATCGTTAATCGCCAAAAACACTCTGTTTTTGTGCACTACAATGTCGGTAGAGCAGGGAGGAGCTATATTCCCGAAGACATCGCCAGCATCGCCGGTCGAGTAAATGTGCTCGTTGTCCTCTATTGCCGAATTACCAATTAAGCCATCGTCCAAAGTTTGCGTTGACGATGACCCGGCTTCGGAAAAGTCCACTGGTGCCGCTGCGGCCCTGTAGAAGGTAGACCCTCCTAAAGCTGTTCTATAGAGAACAATCGTTGGATTGCTCACCCCATTAGCTAGTGACTTTTGAGTCCACTGCGGCGTGTAAACCTTTAATCGAACGCGGCCAGTTGTCCCGGTGACTGTTCCAGCATCTATTTCAGCGGTCTCCCCATCGGAAGGGTACGACCTTTGAATATCCCCATTGGCTCCAACCCATTCATAGATGATCTTGTACGTGTACGCGCCAACGCCAAGAACTCCGCCCGTTAAAGCCACCACTCCGGTTTGAGTAGACACAAAAGCATCTACAATCGTAAAAGTGTTAGTGGCGTTATCGATTGCGGTTATCACGGCCCCGGTTTGGTTGTAGTCAGTGGTCCCTGTAATCTCCACCGTGTCACCCACCTCTAATCCGTGGGGAGTGGTCGTATTTATCTGAAAGACGCTTTTCCCGCCTCCCGCATCGCCTACTGCCGTAATCGCGTAACTAGAGATTACATCCGTGGCTTGGGGGTAGGTAAGAAAGCCGTTCTCCTTCATGGAGTCGCCGCCGTATTCCCACAGAAGCCCACCGCACAAAAGAAGAGAGCCGCTGCCTTCGGCGGCGGGGAGGTTTCTAGCGGGGAGGAAGTCAATCTCAGAATAGGACGGGTTGAAAATGCTTTTAGCCTGATAGACAGCGTTTCCGCCTTCGGACACCCCGGAAAACTTAGCTGACCCAAAGGAAAACTTGGACGCAGAAATCGCAGTAACTCGCCCCACGTTCCAGAACATGGTTCTGTCGTCTACGGCATTTGGCAACCAATCGGTGGAAGCGCAATTGCCAGCGAGCCCTGTGCCGCCTGTCGCAATGATATTCCCATCCGTATCGCTAATCAGATTGATAGACGAAAGGAAGTTCACAAACGTAAAGTCGCCGCCTCCAGAGTAAAAAGAAGCATTTGGGGTAATGGCGTAGGTCGCCCCGAAGTAGATTTTCCCATTATAGGAAAAGAGGTCGGATGTGAGGGTCGTAAAGTGCTTTACGATTATCTGAGATTTAACGGTCCCAGTGGTGGTGATCTCCCCTTTCCAGAGTGCGTGGTCTGCCGCTTGCCCTGAGTCTGGGGCAACGGCACTCCCCTCGGTGATGGCTTGCCCCGTCCAAACAAATTGAAGATCTGTCCCGGTTAACTGCTTTAAAAAGCTACCCGAGATTAAGCACTGAGAGCTTTGGGCAAGGTCAGTAACCGCTGCACCCGTTGTCCCCAATGAGTCTGTGTACATCTTCACCCGGACTTCGGGGTTGGTGGGAGTCCCTGACTCCTCGAAAGTCGCCGCAATCATTAATCGGTCGTCGGCGTCAATCGCGTTCAAGGCGATATGGCTAAGGGTTCTGTCTGTGTCGCTATGCCCTGCCTTAGAAGCCTGAAAGTAGGCCACTCGGTCAGCCGGGAGAATGGGGGTATTTCTCCCTCGGTATCCGGGCTGCGTGTCTTCCCATTCCTGAAAAACTCCGCTGGCTTCTTCAAAGTAATCGAGTCGATAGGATGGAACCGTTGCGGCAGCATCATTAATTGGCGCAGTATTAAACCTGAAGACAGCGGCCTTCTCGGTCCCTGCGCTCGTCGTTGAGTTATCCGCATAGGCGACCGAAAAAAGAGGGTAGACCCCGTTCACATAAAAAGCCGGAGAATTGAAGTTCGCCAAAGCAGTGGGGGTGAGCCCTGCCGCTATATCGTTTGCAGTGTTAATCGCAATAGCGTGAACACCGTTTACCATTCCACTGCTGTAGGTCTGCTTTACGGTGCTGGTTCCGGTTCCAGTAGCAGAAAAGCTGGCAGCAACCTGAAAGCCTGTTGCGCTGTCAATTGCCGTAACAATATAATTGCCGTCGTACCCTGTGCTGCCCGCCAGCGTGATTACGTCCTGATAAAGGTAGTTGTGTGCTGCATCGCAATTGACCCGAATTGTCCCACTGCCTGCCGAAATCGATGTTACATTTACCTTCGGGTCGTGCTGCTGACAGTCGCAAAAAAGGACAAATACATAATCCCCCATCGTCACCGCTTGAACTTGGGGGTTCAGGTAATTGCTATCGTCATTTTGGGCATGAGCTTTAGTCACAACAATGCCAGCAGCGGGGGTAATCCTTGTCTTAGGGACCACCACAACGCCGGTAGCTTCATCAACTACTCGCGTGTAAATCTGATAAGTTATGCTAGTCGCCAGAAAGGGGACAATTGCGGTGTCCGTGTCTGTCTCTGCCCATGACTCCACGCGATAGCCATTTGCTGATGCTGCAGCCAGTTGGCCGCTCGTCATGGCGTCATTATTAAAAGCAGTGGTGTCTTTGAAGGTGCAGCCGGTTATGCGCCCTTTGTCCACCCACGTTCCACTGGCAGACCGGGTGTAAGCATTGTTCCCATCGAAGATAAGCTTTTCATCTCGGTAGCTAGCGCACTGAACGGACGCATCGACAGTACTTGCCGAACCGCCAATAAAGCTTGTGTTGGCTAGCCTGGTAAACCCATTCCGCTTCTGCACCTGCCCATTTTTACTGAACTTGCCATTGTCGCAAATATCGAGTTTCGGAGGCTGGAGGTGCTTATCCGATGCCTTTTCGTCCAGACCTCCCGTAAACGGGATAGAGTACATTTGCTTTTGTAGAGCCATCAAAACACCCACAAGTCTATTTCAACATCACCGCCAGCAATTAACACCAGTGTCTGAGAGGTATTTTTATTAATATCCTGTAAGTCCCAAACCTGCTGATTGGCTCTTCTTCTTATCACAATGAACCCTTGTGGAGGTCTTCCGAGACCATGGTTGACCACAACAGGCGAAGTTCCGATGGTTTGTTTTTTAATTAAAACACCATCCAGCAAAAACGCCCCCTCAACGCGCTTCATTATAGGTTCGGCGTTGTCCTGCAATTCTTCAATTACAGGGTCGCCGGTAGTCACACGCTTCCAGGGCTCCATTTCAATGCTCTGTCTCAGGTTGAGACAGTACTTCAACCTGCAGCAATTCCATGGCCCTGTCCCTAATCTCATTATCGGACAGCTTGTCGATAGTAGAAATCTCCACTCTCGAAACAGCGTCATCGAGCCCGAGATAAAGGGTTCGTCTGGATTGGATATCGAGTAAGATTTTAGCGGTTTTAGTGCACCACCCTTTTAAAAGGTGCTCCCTGGCTTGCTCCAAAAGCCGGTCGAGCCGCATTAGCTCTTGCTCTTTAATCTGGTCCCGCGTCTCGGCGGTCATCTCGCGGCAACGCCTAAGCTCGTCTTCAACGAGTTTATGGGCGTACGCAGCAGAGAGCCCCATGGTATCGGCAATCTTATTGTAGCTAAACCCTTTTAGCCGCAATTCTAGTGCGACTTGAGAGTTCTTTATCTTCCTACAGGCTGCTTTACTGTTCTTATTCGTTTTCGCCACTTAGACCCCCGCGTCGTATTGGATAAACTTAATATTCGACCCCATTATTCGATAGCGCATTAAAAAAGCTCCGGGGTCATAGGCGAACCCGACATCGTTCCACCGATGGCCGATGTCTTGAATCGAGTCAGGGATCCCCGCGTCCCTTGGCTCTGCCATAGAGAGTAAGCGGTCCTGCATCATTGCCTTTTCCCTCATCAAAGCAGAAGGGTCTGATTCTTCTCGAATCAGAAGCCGGATAGCCGCACTTAGGGCGATGTAATCCGGCCAGCCCTTAATCATGGGAGGAATGATGCTTGAAATGGTGTCCGAGTCGGATGTCATCAAAGACATCTCGGGGACATACCAAAGCTCGGCGGTTCCAGATGTCAGAGGGCTCGTCTTAGCCCCGTCCAACGTCTCTAGATTAAAAGGGTGGATAGAAAAGCGGCGACCGCCAGTAGTATAATAAACACGCTTCGCTTTATAGAAGTCAGAAGGGAGAGCATAGTTTTCTGTCCCTGCAACTAAGGTAATGCTTTGAGTGCTTAAGAAGTAGTCCTCATAAGCATTAACCAGGATATCGTACATCTCCGAAGCGGCGGAGTTAATGTAATCATTAACTCTCGCCTCAACGGGGAAGTTAGAGCCGGTCATATCGGCGTAGTCTAACGCTCGTGCGCGTAAGTCACTTAATGTGGCTGCACTAGCCATTATGACCTCCCCTAAACTATATTAAACTGCTGGCATCAGAATTCGCACGTTGTAGATAGGTGCCTTGCAGCCCAAGTTTCCTCGGAAAGCAAGTCGCGCTTCTACTGAATCTGCCGTGGCAGAACGCAAGATTCGGTTACCATCAAGATTTAAGAACTTCACCGGCTCACCTAGAGTCGCTAAAATCCACTTATCCATTTCAAGCATGAAGCCACTTTCGGCGGGGCACTTGTTTGCGGCTAC